ATACACAAAGAAATCTGCAAGGAGCAGAGCGTTACAACAATATAACTCTAGTAATCCATTTGCTAGCCAACAATTTGTAGCTGCATTAGAGCCAGTAACATCACAGCCTAAAATGAAAGATATGCGTAGCGGTGGCCGCAAAACTAAAGGCCGTTTAATCTATAAAGCTTGGGCGCAGGATAGTCCTAAAGTTTATGATGCAATACTAAAAGCCATCAATGCCACAGCTATAGATTTTAATAAAAAAACAGAGATTAAGAAGGCAGCATAATGGCCAACGTAGTCGTCTCCGCAATTGCTACCTTTAATGGCAAGGCGCTTAAAAAAGGCCAAAAGGATCTATCGGCATTTGATAAGCAAGCGCAACAATTAGGTAAAACATTTAATAGGGTTTTTGCAACAGCTGCAATTGTGGCCTTTGGCAAAAAAGCAATTAACGCATTTGCAGCCGATGAAGCAGCTGCAAAATCTTTAGCAGTACAATTAGAAAATACTGGTAACGCATTTAGAATAGATGAAGTAGAAAGTTATATTGCAAGTACACAAAAATTATACAAAGTTTTAGACGATCAACTTCGCCCTGCATTTCAAACTTTATTAAATGCTACAGGGTCAGTTACACTAAGCCAGAAGGCTTTAGAAACTGCATTAAACGTAAGCGCTGGTACTGGCGCTAGTTTAGAAACTGTAATTAGTGCTATAGCTGCTGGGGTTAGAGGTCAAACTAAGGCTATTAAAGGCTTAAATACTGGTATTGATGCAAACATAATTGCTTCAGGCGATATGAATAAAATTATGGCTGCGTTAGAGAAACGCTTTACAGGTGCTTCATTAGCTAGGTTAGATACTTACGCTGGCAAAATGGATGCTTTAAAAGTAGCGGCAGCAGATGCTACAGAGATTATAGGTGCAGGTTTATTAGATGCTTTATCAAAACTAGGCAAAGATAACTCAATAGACCAAGCCGCTAACTCTATGAATGGCTTTGCTATTGCTATTGCTAACACTGCTAAAGGTATGGGTGACTTAATAGCCCAGGTTAAAGGTATAATTGATAGCGATGTAGGTAAGTTCTTGCTAGGACTTACAGCCTTATTAACTTTAGGTAAGAAACAGTTAATACTAGGTGCTGTAGGACTTATTGCTTATGATATTGGTAAAACTGCAAAACCATCATCTAATTTTACTTATGGTTCAGGCAATCCTAGAGCAGATTTAGTATTACAAAAGAAATTAACAGCTGCTAAAAAAGATGAATATAACATTACAGTAGCATCAAACAAAGCAAAAACAGAGGTAGAAAAACTTAGAGAAAAGTTTGATATAGAACGCATTGGTTTAACTGCTGCTCTTAATGCTGCTACAGATGAGGAAATTAAGTTACGTTTAAGAGCGCAACTGGCCATATTAGATAACAACGAGGCTTTGGCTAAAAAGTTATTAGCAGAGATGAACGCTAAATATGCTCTAGATCAACTAGCTGTTGCAGCCAATGGCGTTTACCAAGCATTTAATGGCATACTTAATTTATTAGGTAGAGGTGGAGATCAAGGCCCTGGACAAGCTTTGCAATCTGGTTACGGTACAGTGATTAACAATTACTATAATAATTATCCTGCTGGTACAAGTATGGCCGTGCCAGGTGCTACTGGTAACACTACAATAAATGTAAATACCCCAGGTATTGTTGAAACAAATAGAATTACGGAATTAGTTCAAGAAGGTATATTACGTGCTAAATATGAAGGAAGAATACTTAACCCTGCTGGTGGTTTATAATGGCGGTACCTGTAGTAAATGCAGTTATCAACTTTTCGACTGGTCCTGGCTTTGCACAAACACTCATTTTAGATGAAGGTATTTTAGATACAAACGCATTAGGTGATTCTACAACTTTAATAGTAGATGTATCAGATCTTATAAACAGCATAACTACTCAACGAGGTCGTAATGCTTTAGCAGATCAATTTCAACCTGGCACAATGAATTTACGCATAGTAGATCAAAATGGTGATTTTAACCCACAAAATACATCCAGTCCTTATTACACATATTTAACTCCTATGAAAAAAGTTCAAATAACCGCAACCTACTCAGGAGTAACATACCCAATCTTTGCTGGATTTATTACATCTTATGTGACTACATATCCTAAAGAAGGCGATCAGATAGCCTATACAACCATTCAAGCTGTAGATGCTTTCCAATTAGCCAATAATGCTCAGATAAGCACTGTTACTGGTGCTACTGCTGGAGATTTATCAGGCACACGTATTAATCAGATATTGGATCAAATATCATGGCCATCTGGTATGCGTGACGTAGATGCTGGATTAACTACTATGCAAAATGATCCTGGCACATTTAGAACATCTTTAGCAGCAATGCAAACAGTTACCGATAGCGAATATGGGGCTCTATATGTAAATGGGTCTGGATCCTTTGTATTCCAAGATCGTAACGTGACGGCAGGGTCAATAGGCGGCACACCTACCACCTTTGCAGACAATGGCACAGGCATAACATATGCAGAGGTTAATTGGATTCTTAATGATGTTCTTATTTTTAATAAAGCTACAATTACTAGGACTGGTGGTACAGCCCAAGTAGCCACAAATGCAGCCAGCATAGAAAAATACTTTTTACAATCTTATTATTTAGATGGCCTACTTATGCAGACAGATGCTGTAGCCCTTGATTACGCCCAGGCTTATGTTGCATCACGTGCAGAAACCAGTATTAGATGTGATTCGGTTTTACTTGATTTGTATAGCCCAGATTACAACACAGGCATTATTGCTGCCCTAAGTTTAGAGTTCTTTGATCCAATCAAGGTTATAACCACCCAGCCAGGTGGATCTACCATAGAGAAAACCTTGCAGATCTTTGGCACACGTAACGTAATTACACCCAATAGTTGGAAAGTCCAATTCACTACTCTAGAGCCAGTCATAGACGCACTCATCCTAAATGATACGATTTATGGCACTTTAGACTATAATGTCCTAAGTTACTAAGGAGTATCATGGCTAAACAGACGTTCACTACTGGGCAGGTTTTAACAGCTGCGCAGATGACAAGCTTGCAGCAAACTGCTATGGGTGGTGGATCACCTAGCACCAAAACCGCATCATACGTATTAGTTGCTGCCGATGCTGGCACAGTAATACAAATGAACAGCGCAAGTGCTACAACCATTACTGTTAATACTTCATTGTTTGCCGCAGGTGATAGTGTCCAAATTCAAAATATTGGTTCAGGAACTACAACCATTACGGCTGGTACAGCAACAGTAAATAGCGCAGGTAGTTTAGCCGTTACACAATATGACGGTGGATTTTTATATTTTAGTTCTGCAAGTTCTGCAATATGGTTTGACTTTACTCAGCCTGGTACAACATTACCTTTAACTACTAAAGGTGATCTATTTGGTTACGATACTGCAAACGCTCGTATCCCAATAGGTACGAATAATCAAGTCTTAACGGCAGATTCAGCGCAAGCATTAGGATTGAAATGGGCAACACCAACAGCCGCGTCGCCAAATTATCAAGTTGTAGGAACTGCCGCAACTTCAGTTGGAACTAATGCTAATTTTACTTTTTCTGGCATATCTGGAAAAGACAGTTTAATTATTTTATTTAGCGGTTTAAGTGTTAATCAAAATGTTGCAGGAAGGATACAAATGAACATCAATGGTAACACTACTGGCTCTTATCATACTTATCTTGCTTATGTTCAATCTGATACAAGTACACCAAATGTTGAAAACCAAGGAAATAGTAATTATATTGTGCTTGGCAAACTAGGTAGTTCATCAAGCAATACAGTATCAGCAATTGTAAGGATTGATGGCTGCAATTCGGCAGGTGTTAAGCCTTTTCAATACATCGGAAGTGGCAATGGAAGCGCTGGTAGTGAGTCTTATATTGGTCAAGGATTTTATACAAACACTTCCGTAGTAACATCAATCCGCATTGAAACTGCTGGTCAAGGATTTGATGCAGGTACAATTACAGTATATGGAGCATAAATGAAACGCACAATCTATAACGCAGAAACAAATGAAACTATTGAAGTGCCTTTTACTGAAGCAGAAACTATTGCGTTTGAAAAATTACGCAAAGAAGTAACTGCACAAATTGAAGCAGAGCAAGCCGAAGCCGAAACAAAGGCAACTGCCAAAACAGCACTATTAGCAAAACTTAATATTACAGCCGAGGAAGCCGCTTTACTTCTTTCATAATGCAACCTTGGTTATGTGCAGCTGGTGTAGAACTTAGAGATGCCGTTACTACCTGGTATCCAGATAGGCGGACTGCCAGTGATGGGTGGGCTGGCGATTCTCGTCACAGTGCCAGAAAATCGGATCATAATCCAGACAGCACAGGATGTGTACGAGCCATTGATATTGATTCTAGGCTGGATACATCCGAAGGGCTCTCGGTTTATCTGGCTGACCAGATCAGAATCTGTGCGAAAACCGATAAGCGCATATCTTACGTAATACACAACGGCATGATTGCTAGCAAGATTCTTAATTTTAAGTGGCGTAAGTATTCTGGATTTAATAAGCACTTGAAACACGTCCACGTCAGCTTTACAAAGTTAGGCGATAAAGATGGCAGGCCGTTTGATATACCACTACTAGGGGGAAAGATATGAAACTTAACAAAAAACATAAAGCAGCAATTAAGTCATATTTAAGAGCTGTAGCGGCATCAGGCATAACTGTTGCTTTGGCTATTGTTGGCGACATCAAGCCAGAGTATGCAATTCTTTTAGGTGCTTTAGTTGCACCCCTAATTAAAGCTATTGATCCTACTTCTGGCAAAGAGGTTGATTATGGCATTGATGCGAAATGACACCGGCAGAATGGGCTGGCTTTGGGGCTGGCGTATGCGCGGTATTAACAAGTTTATTAGTGGGTCTGCGCTTTCTTATTAAAGGCTGGCTAAACGAGTTACGACCTAACGGTGGCTCTAGCATGAAAGATCAGTTAACTAGATTAGAGCAGCGTGTTGATGATCTATTTTCTATGATGAGTAAGAGACAATAAACACATGGCTAATACACGTAAGCGAAAGAAGATCAATAGGCGCGTGGTGCGTAAATCACCCGATCCTTTATCTAAGCTAGAAGTGTTTTATATAGCCAAGCATGAGATGTACAAAGCAGCACGTAAGGCTGGATTTAGTGAGCCCCTTGCATTGGCTTTAATGGATAGCCCATCTTCTATGCCCGACTGGGTAGTAGGCGAAGACGGCATTATCCCATCCATACCTACTCCAGAAGAAGGTGAAGATTAAGCGGGTAGCGTTTGTTAGTGATCTGCAGGTTCCATTTTATAATGATGCAATAGTTAAATCAGTTGGCCGTTTTCTGGCTAAATGGAAACCCCATCGCACGATTTGTATTGGTGATGAAATTGATCTACCACAATTAGGCGGTTTTAACGCTAACACTATTGATGAAATGGTTGGCAACATTCACGAAGATCGACAGCTGACCCAAGAAGTATTAAGTTATTTAGGCGTTACAGATGTGGTCGGCAGCAACCACGGCATTAGACTTTACAAATCCATTAAAAGACGATTACCGAGTTTTCTTAATTTACCGGAAATGCAATACGAGCGATTTATGGGCTACGACAAGCTAGGCATTAAGTTTGCGCCACAGGGTATTGATTGGGCACCAGGCTGGATAGCAGTCCATGGCGATACATTCCCTATATCTCAAATACCTGGTCAAACGGCTTTAAATGGGGCTAGAAGGCATGGAAAAAGCGTAGTGTGTGGGCATACCCATAGATTAGGCCAAACGGCCTTCACAGAGGCATCTAGAGGCCAATTTGGGCGTACTGTGTGGGGTGTTGAAGTCGGTTGTATGGTATCGTTAAGTTCAAGCGGTATGGCTTATACAAGGGGCTATGCCAACTGGCAGACAGGATTCGCAGTTGCCTATGTGCACGAGCGTAAAGTCCAAGTTGTTACTATTCCTGTCAATTCCGATGGCAGTTTTATATTTGAAGCCAAACTTTACAGATAATTCGTTATACAAACGTTATATAAACCACGCCCTAAATAATCCACAAAGTCATACACAGGTGCAACACTATGCCTGTACCGCAAAGTTTGCGGACAGATAGGGCTATATGGATCTAAAAGAAGCTGGCCTGTTATGGGTAGCTTGTATGGTTGCAATAATAGTGCTTTATGGCATGTATGAAGATGCAAAGCAATCGCATTACTGGCGTGGTCGCAAAGATGGCTGGGACATGCACCGCAGAATGATTGAAAACAAAACTAATGCCGACAACAACTGAAAAATTACTAGCTGATGTTGTCAGTACGATCCACGAGCGCGGAGCGGTCTACGGTCACCCTTATTACAACCATAAGCGGATCAGTGAACTCTGGTCGGCATATCTCAACCATCCGGTTACGGCTAGTCAAGTCGCGTTATGTATGGCACTCGTCAAGGTGTCTCGGCTTAGTGAATCACCGAATCACGAGGACAGTATTAAAGACGGACTTGCTTACCTTTCGATATACAAATCAGTCTTGGATGCAGAAATGGACACCGCGTTCACATGGGGGGCTGACTAATGTTTAATTTAGCTGATTACGAAACAGTCGAGAGCCGACTTGAAAAATGGTGGAAGGATTATCCAGATGGAAGAGTGGCAACAAAAATTGAGCAGACCACAGACACTAGATACATTGTTAGTGCTGAACTATATAAAACGGAAGCCGATGCAAAGCCGTGTGCGACTGGGCTCGCTAGTGAGAGCATTTCTGATCGCG